AGATATTTTTCTTATAATGAAGCCCCAGAATCCCCAAACCAATATACGGGAGCACAAGTAATTATAAATTCAGATAGGTTAATTTTAAATTCAAAAACTGATCATATACTTCTAAGTTCAGAACAATCAATTAATTTATCAGCAAATTCTTCCTTAAATTTAGATTCCCCAGAATTTGTTTTAGATGCCGGAGATATAAAATTTGGGAATAACAATGCCTCTGAATCTTTAATATTAGGAGATACTTTTCTCCAAAATTTAAACCATCTAGTAACTGGAATAGAGTATTTATGTATTGCCCTTCAGGGATCTACTATATGGCCAATAGGGGTTCCTGTTCCAGATGGAGTAACAGCTACACCTGCAAGTGAATTATTAGCTAGAGCCCAGGCATTTAAAGCAAAAGTAGCTCAATATAAATCAACTGTAAGTAAAACTATATAATGCCTCTAATAGAAATATCTGGAAATGTTGTAGACAAAGCTGATAATAGTGGTTTACCTGGAGTTAATTGTAAAATTGAAAACACTACTAAAGGATTTTCTACTGATTTTGATGGTAATTTAAAAACCTCAATTAATTTATCTCCTTCACCATATACTTTTCTTTTTTCCTTTATAGGGTATAATACTAAAACTATTGAAAAACAAATTACTGATGCTACTACTACATTAGACTTTGGTACAATTGAATTAGAAGAGCAAAGTGAAGAATTAGAAGAATTTGAGGTAATATCTTCTAAAGTTAAAGGTAAAGTTGTAGACCAAGCAACTAAAAAAAATATATCGGGAGCAAAAATAATAGCTTCTGGATCCTTAGGTTCTACAACATCAGAACCTTCGGGGGAATTTGAAATAGATATACAATATACAAAATCTCAAATACCATTTAGTGTAGAAATATCAGCCCAAAATTATAATTCCTCAACTGCAGCTTTATTTAATGGAGATAATACTAAAAAATCAACGTTGGGGATAATAGAATTAACCCCTATAGTAACTTCTGTTGAAGAAGAAGAAATGAAAGCTGAAGATTATACTGAAGAACAAATAAATTTACTTAAAGGAGAAATTGATAAAGGTTTTGTAGCAACTCAATTAGAAAAATTATTAAACAAAATTAAAAAACTTCTTATTCCTGCCATATTAGCTATTTTAGCAAAATTTGGAATTTCACAAATTTCAAAAATAAAAAATAAAACAAATGTAACACCTCAGGATTTAATGGACATTGGAGCATCTTGTCCTGCAAGCATTCAAGAATTAGAGGGGATTATTGATAGAAAAAATAAATTAACAAAACAAATAAATAACCTCTATAGTGGGATAGAAAAAATAGATAATTTTATTAAACCTTTAAATACTTTAATAGACAGTACTAAAAATATAGCAATTCCTGGAGCTAAAATAGGATTCCAAATCCCAGCAAATATTCCATCCACATCAGTTTCTCCTAACCCAGTAGGGCCTATTTTAAAATTAAAAGATATTTTAGATGGTTTAGAAGATCTTATAGATGCAACTTCTCCAAAAATAGGACAATCTTTATTTCAATTAAACTTTTTAAAATCTAATGTTGGAACTGTTATAACACTCCTAAATATATTAGATATGATGATTGGGAAGTGCGCGGATGAATTAGGATTAGAACAAGAAGATGAAAATGAAACCACAACCACAAATCCCTTCCAGGAACAAATATCAGAAGAATTATTAGCATTAACCCAAGAACAAGAAAAACAAGGTTCTCCTGTAGTAAAAAGTGTAAATGGCTTCACAATGGATGTAATTACTATTGAGGGAGTAACTATAGGAGGACTAAATAGGAGACAAGCTATAGCTAAAAATCCATCGGGAATTATAATGTTAAGAGGTGAACCATCATTTTCATCAGTAGACCAAATACTAATAGATGAATTATCTTTTTTTATTAAACAAAACAATTTAAAAGCAGAATAAGTTAATATTTATAAAAAACACAATAATGAAATTAGACGCACTTAAAAAAATAATAAAAGAAACTGTTAAGGAAGCGATACAAGAAGAGCTAAAAGAAGTTTTATTAGAAGCAGTTAAAGCACCTAAAGCGGTAGTTACACAACCAATACAAGAAAGTATTACATCAACTACACCTGCACCTGTTACGCAAACACCTAAAAAATCTTTAAAAGAACAAAGACAAGCTTACATGGATATTATAGGTGAAACAGGATTAAATATGAATAGTTCGCATGCTCAAGGATGGGGTAATAAACCTTTTAACCCTAAAGGTAGTATGGATACTACATCTCCAAATGGTGCTTTACCTAGTGGAGAAGTTAATATGGATCAAATAATGGGATTAATGACTAAATAATGGCATTTGGCGTACAACAAATATTTCCCATTGACTTTAACAAAAGTGCAGCTGTAGGGGTTGATATACCTTTTACTGGTCCTACGGGTTTTGGTAATACTATAATTAGTGGATCTAATATTCAATCTTTAAATCTTAATACTACCCAAACACCATTTAAATCTAATTTTACTACTGCAGCTGCAACTAAAAATAACTTAATTAATTATTTTTTAACTAATAAGGGGGAAAGACCTTTAAATCCAACCTTTGGGGGAGGGTTAAGAGATTTTATATTTGAACAAATTACAACTGATAATTTAGATTTTTTAAAAGAAAGAATTCAAGAAGAATTAAAACAATTTTTCCCTAACATTTCTATAGATAGTTTAGAAATATTAAGAGAAGATAATACTAATACTATAACGGTATCCCTAACTTATAATGTAATTAATACTAATATTAATGATACCATAGAAATAGACTTTACATAATGGCTACTAAAATAAATAGAGACGTAAAATATCTGGATAGAGATTTTTCGGAAATAAGAGCTAGATTAATAGAATTTTCACAAACTTATTTTCCAAATACCTATAATGATTTTTCCCCAACATCACCAGGTATGATGTTTATGGAACAAGCAGCTTATGTGGGTGATGTTTTATCCTTTTATTTAGATAACCAATTACAAGAAACATTTACACAATTTGCTAGACAAACAAATAATTTATATGAGTTAGCTTATATGTTTGGTTATAAACCCAAAGCAACGGGGGCTGCCCAAGTTGAAATCGAAATATACCAACAAGTCCCAGCTAAATTATCTGCAACTACATATGTCCCTGACATGGACTATGCCATGACTTTAGGAGAAAATTCTACTATATCGTCAAATGCTTCTAGTGAAATTTCATTTTTAATAGAAGATAAATGTGATTTTAGTTTCTCTAGTTCATTAGACCCAACTGAAGTTACAGTTTATCAAATAGCAGGTAGTGTTCCCCAATATTATCTTCTAAAAAAGACAAGAAAAGCTATTTCAGCAAATATCTCAACCCAAACTTTTTCTTTTGGAGCCCCAGAACAATTTTCAACTATAGAAATCCAAGCCAATAATATAATAGGAATATTAGATATTATAGATTCAGATGGTAATAAATGGAATGAAGTAGATTATTTAGGCCAGGAAATGATATTTGATAATATTAAAAATACAAACATACATGACCCAAATGTAACAGATGAAAACGAAATACCTTTTTTACTTAAATTAAAAAAAGTTCAAAGACGTTTTGCTACACGTTTATTATCCGATAACACTTTACAAATCCAATTTGGAGCAGGTGACCCAAATGATATAGATGAAGAAATAACCCCAAATCCCGATAATGTAGGTATAGGTTTACCATTTGAAAAAACAAAATTAACAACGGCTTTTTCACCTACAAACTTTTTATTTACAAACACTTATGGTATTGCCCCTTCAAGTACTACTTTAACTGTAAGATATTTAACAGGAGGAGGAGTTGAATCTAATGTTCCTGTAGGTACTTTAACTTTTGTTAACACTCAAAATTTAAAATTTAATAAACCCTCTTTGGATCCTACTTTAGCTGATTTTGTGTTTGGATCAATAGCTTCAAATAACCCAAAAGCGGCAGATGGGGGTAGAGCAGGAGACACAGATGAAGAAATTAGACAAAATACTATAATGCAAGCTGCAACTCAACAAAGAACAGTTACCTTAGATGATTACATGGTTAGAGCTTTAAGTATGCCCCCTGACTTAGGTATAGTATCAAAAGCTTACATTGAAAAACCTAAATTAGTAGACTCACAAGTTTCAACTATTGAAACTTTATGTATGTATATTTTATCCCAAAATAATGAAGGACTAACCCAACCTTTAGAAACACTAAAAACAAATTTAAGAACTTACTTAAATAATTTTAGAATGATAGGAGATAGCATAGAAATTAAAGATGGGTATGTTATTAATATAGGTATTGATTTTGAAATAATAGTTTTACCTAACTTTATAAATAGTCAAGTAATATTAGCATGTATTAATTCACTACAAGAATATTTTAATATTGAAAACTGGCAAATGAATCAACCTATTATGATTAGAGATTTATTTGTTAGATTAGATAGGATAGAAGGGGTTCAAACTGTAAAAAATATATTATTTTCAAATAAAGTAGGTGAAGCACAAGGATATTCTAAATATGCTTATGATATAGATGGAGCTACCCAAAATCAAGTTATTTATCCAAGTTTAGATCCTTCAATATTTGAAATTAAATATCCTAACGATGATATTACAGGAAGAGTAGTACCTTTATAAAAAAATAAACTATGGATTTAAAAAACTCTTTTGATAAAACTAATTTGGATGTTGAAAGTAAAGACATATTAGGAGGACCTAATAGTTTCCCTGATTACAACCACCACCAGAAATATTCCCCATCAAAAACATATCTGGACACACACCAATCCGAAAGAAGTGTAACAAGTGATTTTGGCATAGCCGGAGATGAAGTATTACCTCAAAGTATTTTTTCTAAAACTGAATTAGATATAGAAAACTCTAATCCAATAGGAGGTCCTAATAGAATAAATGCTGGAGACTCTAACACAGGAGGTGGGATATATCAAACAGCAACAGAAAATGGGGTATTAAAAGATAAAAATGGTAAAATAGTAAATACACTTTTACAACAGTATACCCCTAAAAGTAAGTATTTAGATAGTATTAATCGAAACGAATTATAAAATGGCTATATATAAATTATTCCCCTATAAAGACGCAACTCTATATACATTATACCCTGATATGAATACGGGAATAGATGCTATTACTTCAATTACAAATTTAAATATAGCAATAGATTCATTTCCTCGAGTATCAAGATTTTTAACTGAATTTGTTCAAGATGAAATTAAAGATGTTATTGATAATAAAATTGGGGATAAAAATTGGGATGCGAATTTAAAATCTTTTATAGCAACAGCCCAAGGGATAGTTGAATCTACTGATTTAGAAGTATACCCTTTAGCCCAAAAATGGTTTAATGGTACTGGTATGTATTTAGATGTACCCCAAACAACGGATGGTTGTAGTTGGCTTTCCCCTAACTTTAAAGGATCCGTAGCTTGGTCAAGTAGTGGATTAGATACTTATAATAATGTTGTTACATCCTCATTTAACCCAACCTATACCTCAGCCGGCGGTGGCGCTTGGTTAATAAGTACAGGAAGTACTGATTTTAGGGTTACTCAATCATTTGATACAAGATCAACTAAAGATTTATTGGTAAATGCAAAAGAAGTAGTATCACGTTGGTATAGTGGTTCTATAGATAATAATGGATTTATAATAAAATGGGAAGACTCAGTAGAATTTAATACTAATACTCAAATTCAACCTGTAATGCAATTTTATAGTGTTGATACTAACACTATATA